TGGCCGGCGACGATGTGCTCGGGCAGATCCAGCCCGGCCAGAAGATCGCCACGCCGCGGCTGATCCGCAACACCCTGATTGGCGCTGCGTCGCAGCTCGCCGCCGTGGGCTTGCTGGAAGACCTGGAGCAGTTCAAGCGCGAGCTGATCGTCGTTCGCTCTGCCTCCGACCCGAACCGGGTCAACGCCATCCTGCCGGCCAACATCGTCAATCAGTTCGATGTGTTTGCCGCCGCCGTGCAATTCATTCTCTAAGGATCTGCCATGCATCTGACTGGACGTGCCTACATCACCGTGAAGGGTCAGCGCCTGCGCACTGAGCCCGGCGCAACCCTCAAAACCGGCGGCTTGTCGCGTGAAGGCGTGGCGGCCGACACCGGCGTGGCCGGCTACACCGAGGCGGTGTCGATCCCCGAGGTGACCTGCTCGCTGATTCACGCCGCCGACATCAAGATCGCCGACTACAACGCCATGGTGAGCGAGACCATCAGCTTCGACACCGACACGGGCAAGAGCTTTGTGTTGTCGGAAGCCTGGTGCAAGGGCGCGCTGGAGCTGAGCGCGGGCAAGGTGCAGTTGGTCTTTCAGGCCATGCGTTGCGAGGAGGTGGCGTGATGGCTGACACGAAACCTTATGTGATCGTCGATGGCCTGGCTGTTGGCCGCTTGCTCAAGGGCATGAACATTCCCGGTGGTGTGGGCCGGGATTTTTCGATGCGCGAGTACACCGTTGCCGACCTGATCGACGCCGAGACGGAAGCCAGCGCCCTGTCGCCAATCACGTTCAACGCGCACCTCCTGGTGCGTCAGCTGGTGCAGCTCGGCGACTTCAAGGGGCCGTTCACCATCAACATGATCCGCGCACTCAAACCTGCCGACTGGCGCGTGCTGCGCGCGGCCCAGCAGGAGCTTGAAGAGCTGGGGGAAGCCGAACCGGCCAGCGCCGCGCCAAGCTGAGCGCGGTTCTTCTGCTGGCCATGAAAACCGGGTGGAGCCGGGCCGAGATCCTGGCGCTCCACCCGTCCGAGTTCTTCCACTATCTGGACATTCTGACCGCCGAGCCCAAGCCCGACCATGGCAAACCGTGACCTTTCCCTTGCGCTCAAGCTCTACGCCGACTCGGCCAACTTTGTGCGCGGCCTTAACCAGGGCGGCGCCGGGGTAAAACGCTTCACCGATGGCGCCCGGCGTGAGTTCGACGCCCTGCGCAACACCATGCGCAGTGTGCACGGGCAGCTCGCTACGGTGGCCGGCGGCGTATCGGCCGTGGGGCTGGCGATTCAATCCGCCAAGATGGACAAGAGCCTCGGCCAGGTCGGCCAGACTGCAAGCCTGGCCACGAAGGAAGTGGACGCGCTGCGCGCCGAGTTCTTCAGCATGGCGAGCAAGACCGGCCAGCAGGTGGACGCCCTGCAACAGAGCTTCAGCAATGCCGTGGCATCCGGCCTGAACCTGAAGGAAGCGGTGCCGGTCGTGGGTGCCGTGAATACTGCCATGGCCGTGACAGGTGCCAGCGCCGACAAGCTGACAAGCTCGCTCACCGTTGCGGCCACGGCGTTTCAGTTCGACCTGGCGAAGCCTGGCCAGGCCGTTACTTTGCTCGACCAGATGACGGTGGCGGGCCGCAAAGGTAACGCCGAACTGGAAAACCTCGCCGACATCTTCGCCCGGGTCGGCGTCAATGCTGCCGCGGGCGGCATGGGCTTCCAGCAGACCCTCGCCTTCATTGAAGGCTTGAGCATGATCGAACGCCAGCCCGAGCGCCTGGCGACGCTGGCCGACAGTACGCTGCGCCTGTTCACCAACCTGAACTACGCGAAGGACGCCGCCAAGGCAACCGGCGTGCGCTTCTTTGACCAGAAGACAGGCGAGCGGCGTGATCCATTTGCTGTATGGGCCGACTTGAAGACCCAGTTCGACAAGCAGAAGACCGAAAAGGACCAGGCGCTCTTCATGCAGAAGGCGTTTGGAAAAACCGACCTCGACACCATCAAGGGCCTGCGCACCCTGTTTCAGGGCGACATGCTCACCAAGATCGGCGGCTTTACAAAGGACGTCAACGGCGCGGGCGGAACGCTTGAGCGTGACCTGCCGAAGGCGATCAGCAACGCGGTGGATCAAACGGGCCGGCTGCGCGCCGAGCTGCGCAAGGCAGCCGACGACTTCGCCCGCCCGATCAACGACACCCTGCAGCAGATGATCAAGTTCGGGCTGGACAGCAAGGCCAACGGCGGGCTGGCGCTGGACGGGAAGGACATGGTCCTTGGCGGCGCCGGGCTGGCCGTGGGTACGCTGGCTGCAGCCCGCTACGGTGGCAAGGCTCTGGGTGCCCTGGCTTCCAAGTTTGGCGGTGCCGCTGCAGGGCTGGCCACCGGCAAGGCGCTGGAGGCAGCGGCCGGGGTAACGCCGGTCTTCGTCGTCAATATGCCGTCCGGCGGCCTCGGCGATCTGGCCGGAATGGGTGCCGGTGGTGCAGCAGGCGCCGGTGCGGGGGCTGCCGCCAAGCGCTTTGGTTGGCGCGCACTGGCGGGCAGCGCCGGGCTTGCTGCAGCACCGCTGGCCGTAATGGCTGGCGTGAGCTCGTGGGCCGGCAACACTGAAAACGACAAGGGCCGCGTCGATGCGATCCGCAATACTGCGGAAGGCCCGCTGGCCAAGCTGCTGGGCTTCATCGGTCTGAACTTTTCCGATCGCTTTGCCGCCCAGCGCCAGGCGAACCGCGCCGGCCTGGAAGCCGACCCGACGCCAATCAAGGGCGAGATTCGGGTACGCGTGGATCAGGATGGCCGGGTGTCGAGCGTGCGGGCGACAAGCGGCACCAAGGGTGTGAACTTGCCGGTGGATGCTGGCGCAACGATGGTGACCCCGTAATGGCTTGGCAGGACCGATACCAAAAGGCGAGCTTTCGGGGCGTCGAGTTTCGCGTGCGGCGCACCGACACCCAGGTGGGCCGGCGCACGGCGGTGCATGAGTACCCCCAGCGTGATGAGCCGTGGGCGGAGGACATGGGCCGCGCCGCCCGGCGCTTCAGCATTGATGCGTTTGTGCTGGGCACCGATTACGACCAGGTGCGCGACCGACTGATCGCGGCGCTGGAGGCAAAAGGTGCTGGCCAGTTGGTTCACCCCTTCTACGGTCGGCGCAATGTGAGCCTGGCCAGCCCTGCGCGGATCTCGGAAGGCCCGACCGACGAAGGCGGCATGGCCCGCTTTAGCCTGGAGTTCGTGGAGGCTGGCGACAACGTGCAGCCGAGCGCACGGGCCGATACGGCCGGCGCGGTCGCCACGGCTGCCGGGGTGGCCAAGGCGGCGGTGCGGGCCAGCTTCGAGCGGCGCTTTTCCACCGCGGGCAAGCCGGACTTTGTGCGGACCAGTGCGGCGCAGAGCATTCGGGCAGCCATGGCCGCGCTGCAGAATGCCCGGCGCGGCCTGCTGGCCGACGCGTCGATCCTGACTGACTTCAATGCCGAGCTGCGCAACATTGCAGGGCAGGCCGAGGCGCTGATGCAGACCCCTGCCAGCCTTGGTGCCCGGCTGCAGGATTCGGTGTCGGGTGTGCGCGGTGTTGCGGCGCTGCCTTCGGGTGCGCTGGCTGCCTTGCGTCAGTTGTTCGGGTTTCGTCTCTCTGCGGTGCCCCGCACCACGCCGAGCCGGGTGCAGGATGCCGATAACCGTGCAGCCATCGCCGGCCTGGTTGGCGCCAGTGCGGTGATCGAAGCGACCCAGGCCGTGGCGGTGATGGACTTCGAGAGCTACAACCAGGCCGTGGCCCTGCGCGATGAGCTGGGCGACGAACTGGATGCCCTTGCCGATGCAGCCGACGAGACGGCCTACGCGCCGCTGTTGTCCCTGCGCGTGGCCATGGTGCAGGATGCGTCGGCACGCGGTGCGAACCTTGCCCGTATCGGCAACTACACCCCGGCTCGCACGCTGCCGGCTCTGGTGATTGCGCACCGCTTGTTTGGTGACGCGACCCGCGACGCCGAGCTGGTGGCCCGCAACCCGGTAGGCCTGCGGCATCCGGGTTTTGTGCCTGGCGGTGTGGCGCTGGAATACCTGCGGGATAGCACCACGGAGTAACCCCGGTTACTCGGCACGCGGCGAGCGCGTGCGTAGCCTGTCCGTATGGCTACAAAAGACGGGATTGCGGAACTCAAGGTGGGCGGCAGCTACTTCGGTGGCTGGACCGCCCTTTCTGTTGGTCGTTCCATTGAGCAGGTGGCCGGCACGTTCTCGCTCGATGTGACCGATCGCTGGGCTGGGCAGGCTGCGGCCCGCCCGATCATGCCTGGCGCTGCCTGCGAGCTGTTCCTGGATGGCGAGCGGGTGATCTACGGCTACACCGACGACGCGGAGCCTGAGTTCGACAGCCTGAACCACGCGCTGCATGTTGCTGGCCGCGACCGCACCGGCGACCTGGTGGATTGCAGCGCGATCCACAAGAGCGGCCAGTGGCGCGGCGCCAGGCTCGACACCATTGCTCGGGATTTGCTGGCGCCCTTCGGTATTGGTCTGGTGGTCGAGACCGATGTGGGAGAGGCCTTCCCGAGCTTCAATGTGCAAGAGGGCGAAACGGTCTTCGAATGCCTTGAGCGGGGTGCGCGGATGCGTGCGGTGCTGCTGGTGTCCGATACGAGCGGCAACCTGGTGATTACGCGTGCCGGCGCGGCGCTGATCCCCGTCACCCTTGAAGAGGGCGTGAACATCCTTGCCGGCCGCGGCACCTTCAGCTGGAAAGACCGCTATTCCCGCATCGTGGTGAAGGGGCAGGCCCATGCCACCGATGACTTCTATTCAACCCAGGCGGCCGGCCCATCGTCCGCAGTGACTGATGCGGCTATCGATCGCTACCGCCCCTTGGTCGTGCTGGCCGAAGAGCACGGCAGCGGTAACACCCTGGCAAACCGGGCGACGTGGGAGCGCAATGTTCGGGCTGGCCGAGGCAATCGCGGGGCAATCACGGTGCAGGGCTGGCGCCGGCCGGATGGTCTGTTGTGGCAGCCCAATACCCTGGTGTCCGTGAAGTCGCCGAGCCTCTATCTGGATGCCCCCATGCTGATTGTCGGCTGCACATGGCGACTCGACGAGCAAGGCACCCGTACCGACTTGACCATTGCCCGCCGTGAGGCGTTCGAACTGCAGACGGGTATCGGTGTTTCGAGACTGCGCGCCAAGCTCAACGACAAGGAGCAGTCCGAGAAGAAGAAAAAAGGCGATGACTGGGGCGCGCAATGAGCCGCGACCTCTTCAAGGCCCTGGCACCTCTCGCCCGCCGCATCCGGCTTATTGCCTGCCGCGCAGTGCTCGGCACAGCCAACGACGCCGGCAAGCTGCAGACCGCCCAGGTGGAGCTACTGGCCGGCGAAACGCGCGATGGCGTGGAGCGCTTCCAGAACTTTGGTTTTACCAGCGTGCCCCCCGCCGGCGCCGAGGGCGTCTATCTGAGCCTGAACGGTAGCCGCGACCAGGGCGTATTGATCGTGGTGGATGACCGTCGCAGCCGCAAGGCGGGCCTGCAGGTTGGCGAGGCAGCAATGCATAACGCCGAGGGCACGGCGGTGATCCATGTGCTGGCTGACGGCAGTATCGAAGTCACGGCATCGACGACAGTGACCGTTACTGCCCCCACGGTTCGCGTTGTGGGCAACCTTGAAGTAACGGGCAACGTGGTTGCTACCGGCACGGTGACGGACAGTGTGGGGTCGATGGCAGCGATGCGCGATGTCTACAACGCGCACCTGGCCGCCCGACATCCCGGCGCTCTGGAGGCGATGGTATGAGCTTCTTGGACTTGACGGGGCGCCGTACTTTTACAACGGTTGGCACTCCGGTTTTGGTGGCTGAAGCGGGGCCTGGTGTCGATCAGGTAACGCATTTTGATGGTGCAGTCGATTGGATTCAGTCTGTCGAAGCCCTCGCAGATTTTTCCCCCGGAGTTGGAGATTTTTGCGTCGAAGTCGCCGCGCGGATCCAACGCCACAACGTCGTTTTGGTGGACTTCTACCGCACGACCTACGCCGGATGGCAGTTGTGGGTTACCGCGGCCGGATTGTTGCAGTGGTGGCGAGGCGACCTGTCTTATCTGAACGGCCCTGTTGTGCCCTTGGGTGAGTTTGCCATTCTTGCTGCAGACCGGCGGGCGGGCGTGTTGCGACTGCTCGTCAATGGAGATGTCGTTGCGACGGCCGTCGACACCTTCAATTACAGCACCGTGGTGGATGTGTTCGCGTTGGGCGCGCAAGTGGCCCAGCGTAATGCGACCTATGACCTGGCCGGGGATATTGCCTGGGCACGCGTGACAAGAGCGTCGCGGTATGTGGGGGCGTACACGCCAGCGCTGCCGGTAGCCGGCGGGGGCGATCCCCTTTGGGGTCAGACCGTGATGTTGTTTGTATCCGGCAATGTGGGCGGCAGTGCTGCCGAGCCATCTGAACCGCCGGCTCTCGGTTTGGACTTCTCGTCAATCGGTGACATAAAAACCGTCTTTTTCAATGCTGCTGAAGCTGCCGACTATGCAATGGGCGGCTTGTTGCTGGCAGCCGATGAGGGGCTGACAACGGCAGTCATCCTGTCCCTTTTTACGGATGCGCGCGCCCAGGTAGATGACGCGATACCGCACGGTGACACAGATCGGCGCGGCTGGTGGGGGGACTCCTTTCCCGTCGTGCAGGGGGACTCGCTGGGCTCGCGTTTGTGGCTGGTGTGGCCCGGTAAGCAGACACCCGACAACCTGCTGCAGGCCCGCAGCTTTGCCTTCGATGCGCTGCAGTGGATGGTGATGGATGGCGTTGCGCGCGCAGTCTCCGTAACGGCCTCCAACCCCCGCGATGGCCTGCTGGCCCTGGCGATCACCATCGAAAAGCCGGACGGCGAAGCCCTCGCCTTGCGCTTCGAATCCCTGTGGAGTCTTTGACATGAGTTACACCCGTCCGACCCTCCCGGCATTGATCGCCCAGGGCGAAGCCGACATCGAAAGCCGCCTGCCCGGCGCCGACGCAAAAGTGCGCCGGACGAACCTGAATGTGCTGGCACGCATCCTGGCTGCCGGACTCCATGGCCTGTATGGCTTTGTCACTTGGTTGTCCCGGCAAGTGATGCCGGATACCGCGGATGCGGACTACCTGGAGCGCTGGGCGTCCATCTGGCTGACAACTCCGAGGGTGTCGGCCGAGTTTGCGGCGGGTAGCGTGACCTTCTCCGGCACAAATGGCACCGTTGTGCCGGCAGGTACGGCAATGCAACGGGCCGATGGCGTGGCTTACGAAGTGGCGACCGACGGCACGATAGCCGGTGGCACGGTGACGGTGTCGGTAACCGCTGTCGAGGCCGGACAGCGTGGCAACACACTGGCGGGCGTCACGCTGGCCCTGGTGTCTCCGGTTTCGGGCCTCGCAAGCACCGGAGTGGTGACCACTGGCGCACTGACTGGCGGCGCCGATGACGAGTCGGACGAGCTTCTGCGCGCCCGGCTGCTGGCCCGCATTCGCAATCCGCCGATGGGCGGTTCTGCTGCCGACTACATTGCTTGGGCGTTGGAGGTTCCTGGCGTGACCCGCGCCTGGGTGTTTGCTGGCCAGGCGGGCGAAGTGTGGGTTTTTTTCGTCCGTGATGCTGACTTGTCATTCATTCCGGATGCAGCCGAGGTGCTGGCTGTGCAGAGCTACATCGATGAGCGGCGGCCGGTGACGGCACTATTCACAGCCCAGGCGCCGGTTGCCGACGCCGTCGCGTTCACCCTCCATGTAGTGCCCGATACCCCAACTGTGCGGGCCAACGTCGAAGCCGAATTGCGTGACCTGTTCCAGCGCGAGGCTACGCCTGGCGGCACGATGGCCCTGTCGCGTATCCGAGAGGCAATCTCCCTCGCCGCTGGCGAGTTGGACAGCACCGTGACAGTCCCCGCCGCAGACGTGATAAGTGCATCCGGACACATGGCCACCGTGGGGGTGATTACGTGGGTATGAGCGCTGACGACTACCGCCAGCAACTCCGGGCGCTGCTTCCTCGCGGTCTCGCCTGGACCTGTTCCCGGGGCGGCATTCTTGACTCGCTGATGCTTGCGTTCGGTGACAGCCTGGCCCGCCTGCATGCGTTTGCCGAGGCACTGGTCGATGAAGTGGACCCACGCACGAGCAATGAGCTTTTGACAGACTGGGAGCGAGTCTGCGGGCTCGACGCAGCCAGTCTGACGCTGGCACAGCGCCGTGCGGCTGTGGTCGCTCAACTGACAGCAGTGGGCGGGCAGAGTTGGGACTATTACGCCGCCCTTCTGGCCGCCCTTGGCTACACCGCCGATATCACCGAATACCGCCCCCACACCGTTGAAAGCGATGTGGACTTCCCGATCTATGACGGCTGGTGGGCATTCTGCTGGCGCATCCGGGCACACGCCAACGCCGGTGCCGTACCCCAATCCACGGTGGAAGCCCTGATCGCGAAGATCAAACCCGCTCACACCACCGTGTACTTCGAGTATTACTGAGGAATACAAAATGGATCGCATTTACGCAGCCCACACGGCGCTCACTGCACCGCCGCTTCCTGTGTCTCCGGGAACAGGCTTCCCCCGTGGTGGAGACATCGGAGTCTCTCCTACGCAGGCAGGTCCGTACTGGTTTCACATGATCACGGAGAGCCTTCGCAATGTGATTCTGGAGGCTGGACTGACGCCCGATGCCGCAGATCTGACGCTGCTCGATGACGCCATCCGAACGATTGCCACCGCAGCCGCCGCGGCCGCAGTCTCGGATATCCCGCCCCCGCCCGCCGCAGTTGGTTTCCCCTGCCGCGCGTGGGTGAACTTCCATGGTATCGGGGCGACTGGAGACTTCATGACGATCCGTGCCAGCGGTAACGTCACTTCTGTCCAAAAGGTGGATACGGGCAAGTACAAGATCACGTTCACAACGGCAATGCCCACGCCGCACTATGCCGTGTCTTTAGGCTTTTCCAGCTACGGCAATAACACTGCGACAGTGAAAATTTCGGGTGATTCAGCCGGGCCCGAATACACCCCCGAAAACATGACGACAGCAGAGCTTACGATTCAAACGGCCTCGGGTGGTGCCGTCGTTGATTTTGGCACCGTAACAGCGATGGTGGTTTGTTAAGGTTTTGGCGCAGTGAGGCCCGGTTTTCCTAACGGATCAGTGCCAAATTCCCCGCAAATCGGTGCCAAATGTCCTGCGCGCTTACATGAGCGCATCAAGGCACAGTCCATTACCGTTGGCAGTATCAGAAAAACGTCAGAACCTGACGCCAAAAAGCACTTAGCCCAGCTTTGTGGGCTGGGCTAAGTGCTTGATATTCTTGGTGGCCAGTCGCGGAATCGAACCACGGACACGCGGATTTTCAATCCG